ACGGTGATCTACGACGCCAACGGCACGGACTACGAGCTGCACAAGGCGACACTGCTCGCCGGAGAGGTTCTCGAGTACCAGGAAGGCATCGGCTGGTTCGTTGTCCAGACGGTACGCAAGGAGTCCTACTACCGGCGCGTGACATCGGACTACGTCAACGCGACGACCTCGTTCTCGGACGTCACGGGGCTCACGTGCCCGGTTACGTCAGGGAAGCAGTACGTCTTCACGGCGCACTTGTTCCACTTCGCGAACGCGACGACTTCTGGGCCTCGGTTTGCGATCAACGGGCCTGCAATGACAGGTCTTCGGCTCGGCGCGATCATCATGGAATCGGGCGGTGTGGCGGCTGCCGTGATGAACGGCAACGTCGGTGACGTGACAGCGCTGGATACCGCAGTGGCAGCGACGACGGACTCGACGACGACGATGGTCATGTCGATCATGTCGGGTTGGTTCAACCCGTCAGCCTCGGGCACCTTCGCGGTTCGTGCGTGCTCCGAGGTCGCCGTTGCCGCGGGCATCACGATCAAGGCTGGCTCGTTCCTGCGCGTATTTGAGTGCGATAACTAGATGTCAGCGTTCGAGACAACAGGCGTGCAGGGAACCACCGGGCCGACCGGGGCCACAGGTACGGCCGGTGTCGACGCGGCCTCGGACGGCTGGGTCGATGACTCAGTCGCGACATGGACGCGAACGGCGAATCAGACGTTTACGGTGACCGGAGATCGCACGGCTGTATTCACGAAGGGCACGCGGTTGCGTTGGACTCAGACGACCGCGAAATACGGGGTCGTAGTCGCGTCCTCGCATGCTGCCGGGACAACCACGGTGACGATCGCGACAAATACGGATTTCGTCCTCACGGCTGCTGCGATCTCGCTCAACTCCTACAGCTATGCCGCCAACCCACAGGGCTATCCCGGCTGGTTCAACTACACGCCGACCGAGGTCGGATGGTCGGGCAGCCCCTCGCTATTCGGGGCTTTTTCCATTGTTGGCACTACCTGCTACGTGATTTTCTTCGGCTCGGGAACGAGCGATACGACGGGGGCCACGCTGAGTGCCCCCGTGACTTGCGGCGCGACACCCTTCGGCCATGTCGGTGCGGTGAAGATTACGAACAATGGCGCAGCGGCTGCGGCACCAGGGCAATCGAGCATCGCCAGCGGAGAGTCCGTAATCACAATCCTGCGCGACTGGGTAGGTGTGAACTTCACCGCGAGCGGCACCAAGACCGTCCAGGGCGAGCTTTTCTACTTCATCTAAATGTTGAACCTTTGCCTCGTGATGATCGTCCGCGACGAGGAGCAGTGGTTGCCTGAGACGCTGGCTTCAGCCAAAGCACTTGGCATCGACCACTGGGTGATCTGCGACACGGGCTCCGTCGACAAGACGCGCCAGGTCGCACAGGACGCGCTCTCAGACGTTTCGGGTGAACTGCACGACATCCCGTTTGAGTCGATCGGCCAGGCGCGTACGGAGCTACTGAGGCTCGCCCACGGCAAGGCCGACTATCTGCTCATGCTGGACGCCGACATGACGATCAAGGGGCCGCTTCCAGAACTCACGGCGGATTGCTACCACGCCACCGTTGAGGGTTCGTGGGAGTACGCGCTACCGGTGTTGGTGAAGGGCGCCAAGCGCTGGAGCTACCGCGGCGTGGCGCACTCCTACCTCGCTTGCGAAGACGGCAACGGCGCCTACTCGGAAGAAGTCTCGGAGCTGAGGATCGAGGACCGCCGACCGGGTGGCTGGCGCCCTGGGAAGCTCGAGGAGGACGCCCGGCTACTCGAAGGCGAGCTCGCGAAGAACCCGCTCGACGCACGGTCGAGCTTCTACCTCGCGCAGACGTACGAGAACCTCGGTCGCACATCAGACGCGCTCAGGGAGTACGGGCGCCGGGCGCTACTCGGCGGCTACGACCAAGAGCGCTTCGTCGCCAAGCTCAGACGCGCCAGGATCCTCTGCGAGCGCGAGCCGCATATGGCGATCGGGGCGTGTATAGAGGCGTGGCAGGAACGACCCACCCGGGCAGAGCCGCTGTACGTCGCCGCGCGTCAGTGTCGGCTGAACGGCTGGAACGAGGCGGCGCTGCTGTTCGCCAGGCAGGCGGTCGCGATTCCCAAGCCCTCCGACAGGCTCTTCATCGAGGAGGCGACCTACGCCTGGGGGATCCCGATCGAACTAGCCATCGCGGAGCTGCGAACTGGCAATACGAAGAAGGGGCGGCAGATCCTGAAAGGTCTGCGAGGTTCCGTTCCTGACGGCGTAGAGACCTGGATCGACGAACTACTCGGTGACCGCGAGGAGGTGGCCGCATGACCTTCGTTTACGTCGACGTGGACGATTTCAAGAAGACGCTGGCAGCCGAGGGCTCGACCTTCCTCGACGACGACATCGAGATAGCCCTGCAGGCTGCAAGTGCCGGGATCGACGAGGCCCAAGGACGCACCTACGGCAAGTCGGATGAGGACGAGGTGCGAGTGTTCTCGCCTGACAACCGGGAGCTGTTGTGGATCGACGACCTCGCCGCAGAACCGACGACGGTGAGAGTGGATACAGCAGGGGATGGGACGTTCGAGACATGGACGCAGGACACGGACTTCCGTCTAGGACCCCTCAATGCCGAGATCAAGGGCAAGCCGTTCACGAGCATCCGGGCGAAGAACCGAGGGCTACCCGTCGGAGACTTTTCGATCGTCGAGGTGACGGGGATCTTCGGCTGGCCCGCTCCGCCGTCCCAGATCGTCGAGGCCACGGGGATCATCGCGTCCCAACTTGTGAAGAGGGCTCGAGAAGCGCCCTTCGGCGTCGTGTCCATCTCCTCCGAGACGGCTGCCTACATCGCCCGCAATGACCCCCATGTCTCGTTTCTCCTACAAGGGCTCGGACGCCGGCAGTTGTTCGCGTCACTGAGGCTCGGATGACACTCGACGATCTATTTCACCCGGCCGTACTGGTCATCCTGCTCGTGATCGCCGCTGTGTTGGTCGGCCTATCTTGGCTGTTCGGATGAGCCCTGTCTACCGCGTGACGCGTCAGACCAAGTTTCGTGAGCATCCGCCGGGGACGGTCTTCCCGGCGGACTCGGAGCCTGAGATCGAGATGGGCCTCGCTCGCGGAGACATCGAAGTGATTGACCCACGCCCCGTGCGGTTGGAGCTCGAAAGAGCTACTCCGCCGCGCGACTGGCCCAAGAAGACCTAACTCATCGCATCCCTCGACGACATCCGGTCAGGACTGGCCGCGAATGTGGCTGCCGTTTTACGGGACGACGCGAAGGTACTCGCCCAGGTCAGCGCCTACATGCTGGACAGCCCCACGACTCCGTCGGTCTGTGTCATGGGCGTGGACGAGATCGACTACGACGCTGGGGGTTTTTCGGCGCGTGACGACTCGTGGACGCTGATTGTCGAGGCCGCTTTGGGCCGGGTCTCGGACATCAACGCTCAGAAGATCCTCAACGAGCTTCTCAACTCGAGCGGCGCCAACTCCATGAAGGCCGCGATCGAGTCCGACCTGACGCTGACGAAGCGGCTCGTCAACGGACTCGTGGTCACAGACCAGACGGCCGCGATCACGGAACTGCGCGTTACGCGCTACCGCGGTCAGCAGCGATTCGTCTTGCCCAACAGGGTGGAAGTGCTTCTCGCAAGTTGGTTAGTGCAAGTGGAAACAAGCGGATAATCCGCCACCGAAAGGAGCAAGGTAATGCCTAAGTTTATCAACAGGGATGTATTCATCTCTGTAAACGGCGTCGACCTCTCCAACTGGGCGTTCGGTATCGACACGCCCAGTGAGAAGGAGCAGATCGACGTCTCGGGCTTCAACCCGCAGTTTACGAAGGAGTTCCTCCCCGGCACCAAGGAGGACTCGGTGACTGTGAGCTTCCTGCAGGACTTCGCTGTGGGTGGCCCGCACGCAACGCTGTTCCCGATCTACGACGGCGACCTAGAGGTCTTCATTCGCGTTCGCCCGACGTCGGCAGCAGCAGCGGCAACGAACCCCGAGCTTCAGGGGAACGTGACCCTGACCAGCTACAACGGCCTCTCCGGTGAGATCAACGCTCGCAGCGAGTTCACGGCGACGTTCGTTCCCTCCGACGAGGACGGAATCACCTGGTCTGCCACTTCCTGAGTCATGGCGGAACGGTTCCGCATAAAGGGCTACCGGGAACTTCTGCGTGCGTGTAATCGCGCGGAGAAGGAGACGAAGAAGGAAGTGCGCGATACCTTCCGCAAGGTCGGCGACATCGTCCGCGTGGAAGCAACCGAGCGCTTCCGGTCTATCGACGCACGCTCCGCTGAGGGATACCGCACGCGGGTCCGACAGCGGGGCGTGGCTGTCGAGCAGTCACTGAGACGAACGACAGGTCTGAGACCTGACTTCGGGTCTCTGCAGATGCGCGATGCACTTGAGCCCGCTCTCGAAGAGAAGTCGGATGACGTGGAACGCGAGATGGAAGACGCACTGGACAAGGTTGCCGACCACTTCGAGCGGGTCTAAGGAAAGGAAGCGATGGACAAGATTGTGATCGAGGGCGCTCCGCCCTACGACGGGGAGTACGAGTTCGAGTTCGGCTCTTTCACGACTCGCGAGATGCACCGGATCAAGAAGCTGACCGGGCTCGTGGCTATCGACTTCGAGGATGCCTTCCTTAAGAGGGACCCCGATCTCTTCCTTGGGCTGGCGGTCGTGGCGATGGAACGGAACGGGAAAGCGGTAGTTGAGGACGTTCTCTGGGATGCGCCTATTGGTTCCCTCAGACTGGTGATGGGGGAGGAAGAAGAAGAGAGCCCCCCGGAGGAGACCCAGAAGACGCCGAGCGACTTGCTCGAGCCGAACGTCACGCCGAGCGCATCTTCTGGGAGCGATTCATCGGCCGACTTGGACCACTCGGAGAACGGCCAGAGCTCTACTGGTCACCACGCCTTGCCGACGTCTGCCATCTCCGACCAGGAGATATCGGCGGCATGACCCCGGCGCAGCTTCTCGCTGCCCACATCTACAGCCATGACGACGGAGACTGATGGCTAGACGCCTAGAGATCGAGATCGTCGGTGACGCGAGTCGCCTGCAGAAGGAGTTCCGCAAGGCTGCTCGCTCGGCACAGGTCTTCAACACCCAGATAACCGGCACGTTCAAGGGTCTGTCGCGGGGCGTGGGCTTCGCGGCAGCGGGGGCAGGTATCGCGAGTGTCGGGCTTGCAGTTCGCTCGACGATCAACGCCGCGATTGACTTCGAGTCCTCGTTCGCGGGGGTTCGTAAGACAGTCGACGCCACCGAGCCTCAACTTCGGGCTTTGGCTCGGGGCTTCCGCGAGATGTCGAAGGAGATCCCGATCTCTGTCAATGAGCTCAACGCGATCGGGGAAGCGGCGGGG